GACTGTGACAGGCACTAACACGGGCACTGTTGTGTGGCAGTTGGGCGGCGTAGCAATCACCAGCGACGAAAGCCTTAACACTGCATTTGGAACCTTGGTAGCGACATCAGCACTAGCCCACAGCGGTACGTCTAATGACCTTATGGTTTCTGCGGAGAGTGGCGCGGTGACGATTGCAGGAAGTCCAGCAGCTAATGACCAATGTTTCTTTCAGATAAACAACGATACGAGCGCAAGCGGTCAGACAGGTGTGGTTAGACTGCTTGGCGTTAAACTGTTCTTCACAACAGATGCAGCAAACGATGCGTAGGAGATAGCAATGAGTTTTGGTTATCAGGTCTTAGGTTTTGGCAGCTTTCCAAGCAGGGGCGGTGCTTTTATAGAGGCTACAGGCGGAACGATAACAACCAGTGGTAATTACAAGTTCCACACTTTTACTAGCAGTGGCACGTTTTCGGTAACGAGCGCCCCCGCTGATAGAACGATTGACTATTTGGTTGTTGCTGGCGGCGGCAGTGGTGGAAATGATAAAAGCTACAGCGGAACGGGAGCAGGTGGCGGTGGGGCTGGAGGATACACAGCATATACGGGAGGCAACGTTTCTGCTTCCACTAATTACACTGTAACAATAGGAGCGGGGGCTGGAGGAACATCATCCCGTGAGAATGGTAGTCCCGGCTCTAATTCATCCTTTTTTGGATCTACTCGCACTGGTGGTGGTTATGGTGGTTCTAGTGAAGCTGCTGGAGGTGCTGGTGGCTCTGGTGGAGGCGGGTCAAATAGTGGTGCTGGTGGCTCTGGCACTATTGGTCAAGGTAACGCAGGTGGTACAGGCTATGGTGGTAACAACGGCGGTGGCGGTGGCGGTGCAGGAGCAGAAGGTACTCAAGGAAATGTAAATAATGGGGCTGGTGGCGCAGGAAGTCAGTGGCTTAATAGCAGCTATTATGCTGGCGGCGGTGCGGGTGGCGGCGCATATGCGTCAAGTGGTGGCAACGGTGGCGGCGGTGACGGAACTTCGCGTGGAAATGGCGGTCATGGTACTGCTAATACGGGCGGCGGTGGTGCTGGATGTGGTGCTACCTCTGGTGGTGCAGTGAGTTCTGGAAATGGTGGTTCTGGAGTTGTCATAGTAAGGTATCAGTATCAATGAGTCATTTTGCAAAAATTGAAGACGGCGTTGTTACAACCGTAATTGTAGCAGAGCAAGACTTTATTAATACTCAAGCGGGTACTTGGGTTCAGACTTCATACAATACATACGGTGGTCAGCACCGTCTTGGCGGCACACCATTAAGAAAAAACTATGCTGGGATTGGTTATATATATGACAGCACTCGGAATGCTTTTTATACACCACAGCCTTACCCAAGTTGGACACTAAACGAAACGTCTTGTTTGTGGGAGCCACCTATTGCGTATCCTAGTGATGGCAAAGATTACATTTGGAATGAAGATACAACAAGCTGGGTTGAGGTGACTTAATGGATATAAACTGGACATTAGTAACAATAGCAGGAGCATTATTAGCACAGGGTGCTGCTGTAGTGTGGGCAGTGTCCAGTATGGTATCAGACATACAGTACAACAGGGCTGAGATAGCTGATGTAGAAACTAACACAGCAAGATTAGCTGATGATATACATGAGAATGACGTAATGATTGCACGTATTGATGCAAATGTAGAAGCAATCAAGGAAGCATTAAATGTGGTTACGACTAATCACGCAAAGAGATAATTAAATGATTGACCCTGTAACAGCTTTTGCTGCAGCTAATGCAGCCTTTAAAGGGGTCAAGATGCTAGTAGGTGCTGGCAGAGAAATACAAGATGTATCACAGCAACTAGGTAAGTGGTACGGTGCAGTAGCTGACATTACTAGGGCTGAGTCTCAACGTAAGAACCCTACATGGTTAGACAAGCAGACCCACGGCTCTGACAATATAGAACAAGAAGCAATGGACATTATTGTTCGTAAAAAAACATTGCTTGAGAAAGAAAAAGAAATAAAGTTTATGTTAGACTTTAGGTTTGGTGTAGGCACATACGATGAAATGTTAGGTATGCGTAGGCAAATACGTAAGGAACGTGAAGAGACTGTGTATGCGGCGATGGAAGCTAAAAGACAGATGGCAAACAACGCAGCTATAGGTGGCCTATCATTACTAATCATTGGTGTATTAGGTGGGGGCATATATCTGATATCACTAGGAATTGGTTAATGATTAATCTTGTTGTGTTACCCCTTGTGTTAGCAGGGCTGTTAAGTAACCCTGAGCTTGTACAGTGTCACTTAGCAAAAAGAGTTAAGATACAGGGAGAAATGGTTTGCATTTACCGTGGACCTAATGGTACAATAGGATATCATTACCCTATGTTTAAGTTTAGTGAATGCCCTAAGACGTATATGTGTAGATACACACCTAACGCTAAGAAGAGAGTATCAGTTCAAGATATACTTGACGGATTAAAGGACGGATTCTAGTGAAGTTAGACTACAACAAAGCAGTAGCAGATGGATTGACTTTATTTATAAACAGCGTACCACATAAAAAATATACTTTAGATGATATAAATACGTATTTAGTATTGCCAATTAAAAACAACCGTGTTAGAATATTTTACAATCAAAAAAATGTACCTGTAGGACTTATAACTTGGTGCTGGCTAACAAAAGATAAAGCAGAAAAACTATTACAGTATAAGTATGAACCTAAACAAGAAGACTACGAAGATAAAGACATAGAAGATAAGCAGCTTTGGGGTTTAGACTTTATATCTACTACAGGAAAAGCAAGGCAAATGATTTCATCACTTAAAAAAGAACACTTACAAGTATACGGTAAAGCACCTATTGCAAGATGGCGTAGGTTTTCTGATCCTACCAAGACACACAAGAAAGAGTTTTAATCATGATCTATAATCCATTTATCCCCAGTGTTCGTTTCTTGGATCATGCTGTCTTTGGTGGCGGTGGTGGCGGTGGCCCTGCACCTGTTGATCCTCAGATTGCAATAGACGCTGCTGCCAAAGCTGCTGCCGAGGCTGAAGAACAACGTAAAAGGGACTTGGCTGCAGCGGAAAAAGCAGCAGAAGAAAAGAGATTACTTGAAATAAAGCAAGCTAAAGAGGCAGAGGACGCAGGTACGGCAGCAAGTGAGTACGCTGAGACTACAGGAGAAGATTTAACTAAATCACGCCAACAGTTACAAGACAAATTAAATAAAGCTAACCTTGAGCTTGCTAATCTTTCAGCACAGGATCAAACAAACCCTAAGATTGCTGAGAAAGTTACGGCAAAGCAAGCAGACATTCAAAAGCTACAAGCGGAGATGGTTACTTTAAGTACTGCACAGGGAGCAGAAATGGCTGCTTCTCAACGAGACTTAACAGCTAAGGCTTTAAAAGACCCTGCTGATTTAGTTACTAAAACACCAGTAGACAAGCTAACTGAATCCCCTGATCAAATTATTACCACAGGTACGGGTGACGCAGGGGATGCGAGTACTGCTACTGCTTCTACGGCAGACACAACAGCTAAAGCACCTACCCCCGAAACTCTAACACCTGCATCTGTATTAGCATCTGTTTCTAAAGAAGATGTAGATAAAGCTTTAAAAGATGTAACAGCATCAAAAGGAGATGTGTCAACTACAGTTGACGCTGCTAAAGGTGATCCTACAAAGATAACAGGACTAGGTACAGAGGATATAACACAGGTTGATCCTACTAAAGTTGTACCTCCTCCTGCACGTGTACTTGAGCCGGGCGAAGCTGTTGAAGGCTCTTCTGTTGATATGGCTGCAGTCAAAGAGGTTACTGACATACAGGCTGCTAATGCTGACCCTAGTAAAAAAGCTACAGTTAAAGGGCAACTCTCTGAGCTTATGACAGACTTTGAAGGAGGGGCAACACCTGCTTGGGCTGCAGGGGCAATGAGAGCCGCTAACGCTACTATGGCTGCGCGTGGCTTAGGGGCATCATCTATGGCAGGACAAGCCATTGTACAGGCTGCTATGGAGTCTGCGCTACCTATTGCATCACAAGATGCTGCCACGTTTGCCAAGTTTGAAGCACAGAACTTAAGCAACCGTCAGCAGACTGCCTTGTTTGCAGCAGAGCAACGTGCAAGTTTTCTTAAGTTAGACTTTGATCAGGCATTCCAAGCACGTGTAACTACTGCTGCTAAGATCAGTGACATAGCTAACATGAACTTCACTGCTGATCAACAGATTTCATTAGAGAATGCTCGTATTGCTTCTACTACAAATTTAGCTAACATGAATGCTAAGAACGCTAAGGTTATGGCTGATGCTGCAGCTATGGCTACTATGGACTTGGCTAACCTGAGTAATGAACAGCAAGCACAAGTCGAGAACGCTAAGAACTTCTTGTCTATGGACTTGGCAAACTTAAACAACGAGCAGCAGACAGAGATATTTAAAGCCAAGGCAGTACAAGATGCTATCTTAAGTGATACCGCTGCAGAAAACGCAGCAAAACAATTTAATGCAACTAGCGAAAATCAGACAAATCAATTCATGGCAACTCTGAAGACCCAAGTTAACCAGTTTAATGCTACTCAAGCTAACGCTATGGCACAGTTTAATGTAAGTGAAACTAATGCCATTAAACAGTTTAACGTAGAGCAAGAGAATGCACGTGACCAGTTTAATGCTGGCAACAGTTTGTTAGTTGCACAAGCTAATACTCAGTGGCGTCAAAAGTTAGCTACTGCTAACATGGCTGCACAGAATGATGCTAACATGCAGGATGCAAAAACAGCCAATGCATTTACCGCTAGTACCTTAGATCAAATCTGGCAACGAGAGCGAGACTTGATGTCATTTGCTTGGAAGTCTTCAGAGAGTCATCAAGACAGGCTTAACAATATTTTTGTAGCACAACTAGGTGCTGACGCTGCTACTAAAGCTGCTGAATCCCAAGCAAAGGCATCCAAGTCTGCATCATATGGTAGAGCATTAATGGCAATGTTTGGAGGGGGCTTTTAAATGTCAAATTATAAAGATATGTTCGATGCTATAGAGAAGCAACAGAAGTCAGGTATAACTAAGACAGATGTAGGCAGAGAAGGCTCTGATGCAAGTGATATCATCAAGGCAGAATCTAAGAGCCTTGTAGGCAAACCTGAAGCAAAAGGTGCGGGGTTGGCTTCTGAAATATCTGGAAAGGTATCTGAAGCTGTAGCTGGTATCAAGAGTGCATACGAGGATGTACAGGGTTGGCTTGATATATCCTTTGGTTACGAAGAAGAAAAGAAAGCAAAGGGTGTACCTGATCCTTCTAAAGATGGCGGCTTCTTTACAGAAGGTGATCCAGAGTCCAGTAATGCTGTTAGCGATGAGAACGCTTTACGTATGCAAGAACGTGCAAGAATGAAACAATACTCAACACCTACTATGGCAGACCTTGAAAAAGATAGGACGTTTATAGATGGCATGAGTCGCTTAAAGAAAGCACACCCTAAACTACCAGAGCAAGCGTTTAAGAATGTTATTGCAGGTGAGTCAGCAGGTGATACCTCCGCACGGAATAAAGATTCAGGTGCTGTATCTCTTTGGCAAATTACACCTACAGCTTTAAAAGATTTAAAACAACTAAACAAAGTACCGCAAGACCTTACACTAAGTAAGATACGTGGCATGGATGCAGGACAACAGATGGACTTGTACTCTACTTATCTTGATAGGTGGGGCTATGACGGAACTCAATCTTTAGCTGTACTACAGGCAGCACCCGGATACAGAAATGCTCCTTTAAACACTGTCATATACAAGAAGAACAGCAAAGAGTGGCAACAAAATCCCGGTTGGCGTCCTAGCAATAACGGTGATATTACAGGTCAATCTATAGATGACTACTATTTTTCTAAGGATAAGAAATGAGTAAAGCACTTAACGGGCCTATTCCCGGTCAATCCCTAACTGATGAACCTAGTGGCTTTCCTTGGGAGAGGCCACCCGAAACAGCAGACCCTAACGTAGCTATCAAGATGCACTTAGATAAGTTTGCTGATGACAAGTTTTTAGATAGTGCATTGTACTTGATGCAGTCAGGTATACCTATCTCTACTTTAACTAGCACTGCACTAACGGTTGCTCAAGGTAACGGCATACATAGTGTAGACGTAAGTTTACTTATTGCTCCTGTAATTCATAAACAGTTTAAAGTATTAGCTGACTCAGCAGGTATAGAATACGAAGAGTACATGCCACAAGATGATCCTGACGGTGAGATGGAAAGAGAAGAAAGACTTAAGGACTTACTTGCTTCCAAGTTAGCAGACAAATCTACTAAAGGCAAAGAACTGATCTCTCAAACTATGGCTGCTATTGGTAGTCCAGCAGAAGAAGAACTAGAAGATAAGATGGCAGAACAAGAGGCTGCACCAATGGAAGCTACTGACGGACCATCCGTCACCACAGAAGCTCCTAGTGCTGGACTAATGAGCAGAGGGGCATAAGAGTATGGGACTTTTTAGTAGTATTGATTTTGGAGCATTGGCAGCAGGGGCAGCAGACCAGTACGTAGAAAACGTTGAGAAGAAAAACGATTACTATCGTGACCTCATGACTAAGCAAGAAGATTACATGATGCGCTTTGGTCGTAAGACTGTAAATGATAGAACAGCTATGGCTGATTCTGCTATTGAAATGCTGGATGCATTAGAGGCAGGTGGTCTTAACCCTAAGTCTGCTGAAGAGTTAGTTAGTAAGTATGGTTATCAAGGCGTAAGCGCATTAAGAAAACTACAAGAGCAGTTTGAAACTCAGTATGATGGTGCTACATTAGACTTGAATGAAGTATATAAAGGGTCTGAAGACTACGTTAAACAAGAGGGTTACGATATAGATCAATCCTTGAAAGACCAGTTCTTAGTTGAAGTAGCTAAAGCTGACACAGATGCAGGTGATGCAGCCTCTGATGCAGAGGATAGAGGATTTCTTGCAAGCTTAGGTGATATGTTTTCAGGTGGTGGGCAAGCTAAGGCACGTTATGAGGCCAGCAGAACTACACCTTCAATAGCAGGTTACTCTTACAATGACATCCTAGCTATGGAAGGCATGGGTATGCCAGCTTCTAAGGGCTTACCTACGTTTAATAGAAGTGCTTTGGCTGATCCTGATGCAGGTAAGCTAAACATTACAGAGCAACGTGCCTACAAATCAATGTATGAAACTAAGATTGTCAGTGCCATAGGAAGTCAATACTTCATTGATGGCATGGGTAATATGGCTTATGATACAGCAAACGAGTCTGATAAGGTTGCATATGCAATAGCTAATAATCCTGAAAAAGTTGCAGAAGTAATGCAGGGTCTTTACGGTCAGTACGGTATTGAAGGTAACAACTTGTTGTTGTCAACTCTTCAAGGTATAGATATTACACCAGAAACTGAAGAGGAAAAAACTATTAGGCTTGTTGAGCAGGGTGCAGCATACGGATTAAGCCCAGACGATATAGGTAAGCTTGAAGTACTAAACGGACCTGCAAACAAAGCAGCCGCTAGAGAATGGTTTGCTGCTAACCCAGATGCAGAGTATTTAATATATAACGGTAATGTTGTACCTTATGAAATGCCGTCAGATATCGTACCTCCTGCTCTTGACCTGAACCCTGTTGTGCTAGGTGATGCTGATAACATAATCCCTACCGATGATGCTACAGCAGATGCGGGTGCGCCACCTGAAGGTACACCTGATATACGTATAGCGCGTAAAGAAGGGGAGAGTAGAGATGAATATAAACAAAGAGTATTAGAGGCCCGTGAAACAATAGAGCAAAACAAAGTAGTTATTGAAAAGTCTATCACTGATTTAACTGCTAACGAAGCAGGTCTAACAATAGCAAATAACCTAGCAGAAGCATGGTATAGTGTAGAGCCTACCATTGTAGGTCTTGATAATTGGTTTTTAACATA